CTGTGGTATTCTTGGCTTTGATTGTGATTTTGACATCCTCCATGATTTAGACCTCTTAGACCTCTTAGACTACCCTCACGATTTTAGACTTTTTAGCTGCTTTTGCTGCCGTCGTGTAGTGGTAGTTTTTCCCGAGACTTTCCTGGGCTCGGGAAAACAAACGAAACGACGGATAACAGCGAAAAGCAGCGTTACACTATGACTAGCGAATATCCTCTAAATGTTTTCTCGGCCGAGCTTGCCGATTTTATTAAATACGAGAGCGACTCCCTTCAGTGCCCGCCCTCTTTTATTGCGCTGCCGATGTTATGTCAGCTCGCCTCTGTTATTGGCTCGCGTGTCAATGTATCCCCATGGGCGGGCTGGTCCGAACCGGCCATTTTGTGGGGCTGTGTTGTGGCCGATTCGGGTAGCAACAAATCCCGAGCGCAGGATTCCGGGATGTGCTTTGTTCGGGAACTCCAATATCGGTACAATGAGACGTACCGCAACGCTGTACTAAATAAAAACGAAGATGAGGATTTGCCTGATTTAGAAAGGTGCATGATATCCGATTGCACTTATGAGGCTTTGCTTCTTGCACTAACAAAAAATTCCTCTCTGATATGGCATTATGATGAGTTGGGTTTGTGGTTCGAGAGGCTAAAAACTGGTACCACAAACAACGTTACCGGCGTGCTGTCGCTCTATGACGGCCGGGCGCAGAGCGTCACACGCAAGACTGGGGATAATCGTGAGATTATCCCCCTGCAAAATGCGTGTGTCTCCGTTTGTGGTACCTGTCAAATTGACATCCTCCGCAAGCTCCTGCGTGGCGTTGCTGCTTATCAAAATGGCCTCGCCTATCGTTTTTTGTACGCCGTCGAACCAAATCAAGTATTTGATTGGCATAAGATTGCTGTTGATGAGACGACTTATAACGGATTTTACAAGGCTGCTTTTGCTGCTGTCCTGTCGGTATATACTGGCGTGCAGATGCTTAGTGACCGTCGTACAATGAAATTTTGTGAAGATGCCCGCATGATCTTGCGGGATTATCTCCAAGGTCTTGAGGGTCGGCGAGACACACTTGATGCGCCCACGATCGGCAAGGCTCGTGGGCAAATCGTCCGGATGTCGTTGGTACTTGAGTGTCTCCGTGATAAACGATTCTTGGAAGTTTCGTCAGAGAGTCTTTTGGGGGCGATAAAGTTGTGGGAATATCATAATGTTTGCGCGCAAAAGCTGATTGAATCTGTATCAACAGCCTGGATTGACCAAGTCAGTGACAAAATCCTGCAACTTGTGGAGAGAGCATGTGGAGCAGAGCTGTCGATTAGGGATATCCGCAACGGATTTTGTGCGGGCGGTAGGCCCAGCATAACCCAGACTATTGACATTTTGCGCAAACTTGCTGTTAATCGTCAAATAAAGTTGGTTGAGGATATGACTAATCGGGGGATCGTTCTCAAGGCCCGGCTTCCTGATGCTTTTTTTTCAAAAAAAGTTTGCGAGCCGGACGAAAAGAGTGTATAGCTTATCTTATGATTGCTGTTGAATCCAGCTTTACAACTCGGACTGCCGATGAATTAATTGCAACGGCTAATCTGTTGTGCTGCAATGTCTCGCAAAGTGAGAGCTCTATAAAGGTTTGTGCTCTCGCCTCAACTTTTCCGACCTGCGTTTGCACTGATACTGCTGATGCGCAAGGCGATGAAGTCACTGTTCACCTCCTATGCGGGGGTGGGGTAACCTATCAATGTGTCGCTGCTGGGGCAATAGCCCCCGGAGTGCCTGTTTATACGGCACCATCGGGCAAGGTCCAAGTTTTGCCAACTTCTGCTGGGACTTATTATTTTCTCGGCTACTCTTTGTCGACGGCTGCTGCCAATAACAGCCCGGTACGTTGTGTGCTTGGGATACCCCAAAAAATCACTATCGCGGCTCAACCTTAATTGTAGGATTAAATTATGGAAACTATTAAACTTGAAAACTCCGACCGTTTTGACGCTGCTTTTTTTAGTGAGCCTTTGACGGCTTACGCGCAGAATTTTATGACGGCAGGAGGCCGTACTCAGGAGATTCTGGATTTTTTTGCGGGCAAGGTTTATGTCCCGAGGCGATTTGAGTTTCGGAAGTATTCTTCCGAGGCCGAACTTGCGACTCAGACTTATCCTTTTCTTTCGCGCAATGCTGATGTTGTTCGCGCCTTAGGCTCTGATTTTAAGATTATTGAGGGCGCGCGCACTGTCCAACTTAGCAAGACCTATAATAAAGGGCTCGCCGTCCGGCTCGATGAGGATGAAATTTCATCCGATCCGCAGTGGGAGGTTAATGTTACAAAGCAAATCCTTTGCACCTTGCAGCGGACTGACGCTTATACTGGTGGGCAGTTGCTCTATGCTTCAGTGCCTTCTGTGGCGACGGCGCCTACGTGGAATGGGTCAGCTGGCCAGGATCCGGACGGTGACCTCATGGCTATGCTTGACGAGTGTGAATCTGCGACTAATGTCAGGCCGAACTATATCCTCTTTCCGTCCGGTCTTTGGGCTGCGAGAATTAAGACGCTGCGTGCTCAGACTAGTCTGCTGGCCGTACAGTCCGCTAATCAATCCGTTGAGCAGTTGAGTGATTGGCTGCAGTGCAAGGTCGTTGTATGCTCTAAGATGGATTTTCCGATTGAGAATGTTATCCTCGCGGGAGTGACTGGGACGGGTGGTCTTGATGACATATCGACTGTGCGTCGATTTGTGACCACAGCTGACGGAGGCGTGGATTATAGAGCTTTTAAGCGGCAGATCTCAAGCAAAGTCTGGGAGATCGTTGTTGAGCATTATTCTAACATTGTTGCGACGGCACCGACTCTTGGGATTTATATGATTCCTGACACCTCTCCTGCAACGCCTGTAACGCCTTAAGCGTATTTCTTGATCGTACCTATCAACTGACTACTAACTCATAATGTGCAACAGAAGGTCGATCCGAAAGGTTCGGCCTTTTGTGTGCAGACAAGGGAAAATATGGAATTAGAAATCGGCATTGGAAGCAAGAGCGAGACTGAGCTTTCCTTTCCAACATCGACGAATCTGGGGACTCTTACAGAGGACCAGATGAGGCAATATCTTGACGAGTTTAAAACTGGGGATTTTCGGCGTGCTGCTTTTATTTGGGAACTCCAAATTGAGCGAGACGAGGCAGTTGCTGTTTGCGTTAGCAAACGGAAAAAGGCTGTTGCTCGTCATGATTGGCAAGTGGTGGCTCTTGATGGATCCGCGGAGGCAACTGCACAAAGAAACATTCTTTTGGATTTCTTTCGCACAATCCAAGTGCGAGGTCTGGTTGGCTATAATAACATCTCCGGCGTTAATGGGTTGTTGCATCATCTGATGGATGCCATTGGCTATAAATATGCTGTCTCGCGGGTGTCTCTAGAAGTCGTTGATGGCAAAGTGCAGGGATATATCAATACGATCCCGCTGTGGTGTATTGTTGCGGAAAAAAATGAGCTTTATTTTAGGCCCTACAATTCAAACCAAAACCGTAAGATTAGCCTCAAAGATCATCTTGTATTGGTCGGCGAAGGAATCATGGAAAGCTGTTGTATCCTTTCCATTCGGCGTTTTCAAACTCTTGCAAAGTGGCATGATTACACAGTGGGGCTTGGTATTCCGGGCATCGTTGGCATTTGTGACGGGCTGGAAGGCTCTGCCGAATGGGAGGCACTAGCGAGACAGGTTGAGTCTTTCGCTTCTGGCGAAAACGTTGTGATTTCGTCTGTCGATAAAATCGAAAATGTGACTCGTCTCGCCGTCGGTGGCACCAGTGCGTTTTCGTCGTATTATGACGAGCTTCGTCGGTCTATTACCACCGCTTGGCGTGGTGGTGACCTGTCGACCCGATCCGAAAAGTATTCAATGGGAGCAACTTTGCAGGCGGTTGAGCTTAACTTAATCGAACTTGATGATGCTCAAATGTTGAGCGATGCGATCAATTCGCAGTTGGTGCCTATGGTTTTGGCTGCTCTCGGCAAGACTGAGATCAAGGCTGAGTTCCGGATCCAGGACACGGCACGCAGCGAGATTGACAAGGACCTCTCAATCGATAAGTTTCTGTACAACGTCGGCGTCTCTCAGAGTAAGTCTGATGTTTTAGTACGGTATCACCGGAGCAACCCTACATCGGAGCAGGATGAGTTTCCTGTCCGGGTTGGCAACAAAGAAAGCGAGCTGTGATGATGACAAAACTCTTAGAGGTTTGGGATTGGAGATTCGCTGTTGTTGGTACGACAACGAGCGGATTTTTTGCGACAATGGAGAGTTGTCTGGGCGTGATTGCCCTGCTCCTGTCAATTTTGTCGGCGTCGGCAACGTTGTTGCTGACGGGCACCAAACTTTATGATTGGATACGGAAAAGGAGCCAGGCAAAATGACTACAGAAAAGTTGTGGAATACTATTATGTGTAGCGAGCTTGTAATTATGTTGGCTCTGCTTGGTTTGCTTTTTGCCCTTTCTGGGTGTGACTCCTTGGGCAAGGTTGCGAAGCCTTTAAAAGGAGGCTCTGCAAGCTTTGAGATTGTTGGTTTGGATCCAAAGCTCGAAGTTAAGCAGCCTGAGAATGCACAAGCTCCAACAGTCACTGAATGGCATCGGGATTATGTTCCGGTCGGTTTTGTGACCAATTTGGATTTGACTTCTGGGGACTGGCCGGTTGGTGGTTTTTTCGACACCAACAAGACTTTTTTTGTTGTGTCGGAAGGTTATCGTACTAGCATTGGGGAGCATCAGAAAGACACTGCCCGAGAGGGTTGGGCGACTGTGCAAAAGGCTGCTGCTATGGTTGGGAAGATGCGACCTGTGATGTATGCCGGTTTGGTGCTGATTCTTGCAGCCTTGGCGATGTCTTATTTTCAGGCTAAATATCCGGCCGTGTTTTCGCCTGGGCTCAAGATTATTGCTCTGACTTTTTGTACTGGCTTGGTCCTGACCATTCTTCCGACTATGACGCAAAACAATGGAGTGTTGATGGCTGCTCTGGTTGGAGGTGTTGTGGTGCTGTTGGTTTATATTTTTGGAAAAAAACTGAGTGAGAAGACGGAGGTGAAATGAAGATAATTTCAAATTCTTCTGGCGATGCCTATTCGGGTGGTTGGGTTCGGCTCTGTACGGTCGGAGATTATCCGCATCCAATGGGTGTAGTACAGAGATTGACTGACGAGGTTTTAACCAACCTTGTTATTGACTCTAAACGTCTAAAAAACAAGTTTAAGAAATGGTTGTCTGGTTGGCCTGTTTACAAAGGCCACCCTGATGCCCAGCCTCAAGTTTATCCTGACAATACAGAGGTTGGGACTATCATTGACATCATGGCAAATTCTGGCTCTTTGTTTTGTCGGCTGGCACTTAACGAGGCTGGTGAGCAGCTTGTGGCTAGTGGTCTCAAATACTTGAGTGCTTGTTGGCAGGGTACTTTAGAGGGTGGCTTTTTCGTACCCCATGAGCTGCTCTCGGTGGGTCTGACGCCTTCGCCTGTCATTAAGACAGGTGAGGCGTTAGCAAATTCAAATTTGCCTTTTTTTGAGACGTTCTGGCTCAGAGGTAAAGTTTCTGTTTCTGAGCTTTTGGCCCAGACTGAGAGTCTGGCGAAAAAGGAAATCATTATTACGAGAATATTGAGAGACTCTTGAGATGCATTCGGTTGAGATTGCCGAAGTTTTTTCTTCGTGTTTCAGTGCAGCGGACTCGGCGGGTTCGCTGCTTTCTGTTTTTGATTCCGGCGTGGATTGTGGGTTTTCGAAAATCAATGCTGATGCGTTTAAGCCCAAACTTTTTCGGCCGTATCAGGAGGAGTTTTTGTTTTGTCCAGATCGCGTTGTGGTTCTTAACTGGTCGCGACAGATCGGCAAGAGTCTTTCTCTTTGCTTTTGGTCTTTGTGTCGCTGTGTTTTTCGTCCAAATCATACTGTGTGCATTTTTAGCAACACCGTAAAAAATGCTGAGGAGATTTTATTTAAGGTCGAGGACTTTATACGGTCGGAGGATTTGCAGGTTTTTTCTTATATTTTAAGAAAAAGCCGAATTGAGTTTGCGAACGGTTCTCGTATTGTCGTTCTGGCTGCTTCGGCCAGGACGGCTAGAGGTTATTCTGGCGATGTTGTCCTAGACGAGTTTGCTTTTTACCAGAGTCCCGCTGATGTGTTTGGAGCGGTGCAGCCTATCATATCCAGCAATCAGGACTTTCGGATGGTGATCTCATCGACTCCGGCCATAGGTGCCGGAAGTTTTTTTGAGACGCTTTGTAATTCTCGTCAGTATAGGGTTTTTTCCTGTTCGCGTTCGCAGGCGTATTCCGCTTATGGTGTGCCGGTTTTTTCTGACAAAACCGGAGCGCCGATTACTCCAGAGCAGGCCGAGCAAGAGGCAATTGACAAGCGGGCGTATCGCGCAGCGTACGAACTTGATTTTTCAGCCGTTGGGCGTCGTTCTGTGTTTACAGAGGATGATATCTTCCTCTGTCGCAAAGCGGGGTGTGTCTCCTTGCCTCATTCTGTGACCCGTTGTCAGGCACTCGTTTATATTGGTATTGATGTTGGTCGTACTGGCGATAAGTCTGTAGCTTGGGCCTTATCTGCAGACTATCAGACCCAAGATGTTTTAGTTTTGGAGCCAGGTGAATTGACTGACCAGGTCAATTTATTTCTCCGGTGGTGTTCAGAGGCTAAAAAAATAGCTATTGACTCAACTGGAGTTGGTGCTGGTTTTGCTGATTTGTTGCGTCGTCGGTTTAGGCGTGAGATTATGCCCGTTCATTTTAGCTCAAAGTTTCGGCAAAGAGGTGCAAAGATGTCTATGCCGTTCGCTTTGACTTTTTATCTCAAAAAAAACTGGGATAAGATTTCGATTCCTGATAATCCTCTTATTCACAACGATTTACTCATTCCGCTTTATGGGGACAAGGAGCAAATTATAACCAAACGAGAGTTGGGTTCACATTGTGATTTTTATTGGGCCCTTGCGCTTGCCAATTTTGCAGGCATGTTGACGGACCGCAGCATCCTTTTGGGACGCTGAAAAAGTGCGTTTGGTTTTGGCCTGTTGCGTTTTTTCGCTTTTTCTTTTACATATGCCCCCCCCCTCCGGCTCCCCTCGCCTAAATTATTAGAGGGCCGGGAGGCCCGGAAAGTAAGCGGGGGCAGGATTTGGGCCGTCGGGCGAGCGCAGCGAGCCCGCGGCGCAGACTTGGTTTATGGGGAGGTTTGGCTCAAGGTTCAAAGCGGCAATAGTTCTGTGGTTCCGGGTGCGGGAAGACAGCCCGCTTGCGGGCTGGCTGGTTCGCACCCTCCCACGTTTTACGGCGCACGAACCCCCCCCTACTGGGCCCGCCGGCCTGAGGCGAACGGCTTAAACCGTTGCGAACTGGGTAAAAAAAAGAAAGGGGTTTAGGTTGCGGAAAGAGACGCTTAAGTTTTTCGGCCTTAGCGTCGGGGCCCTTCGTATTAAATTAAAAGGGCCCCGCGCAAGGCCGTCCGCGTCCGGTTTTTTTGGCCAGGAGACGTTTTTTTGCTGCGGAGCTTTGGCGTAGCAGCATAAAAAAAACGGCGACCGAGCGGCCGACGTTCCGGCCGCGAAGGCTGGCCATAAAAAAAACCGGGTAGCGGACCGGATGGCGCCGACGAACAAGCACCAACAAAAGCGCAGCGCCAACGCGATGCGGGACGCGTTTGGCGCTTTTGGAGCGTGCGGCCCCGAAGTGGCTGACTTTGCAACTTGGCTTTAATGTGGGGCCGCTAAGCGACACCGCGACGAGCGCGGGCCACACCCCGTGATTTTTTTTCGCCTCGGCGCCTAGCCGCGCAGTGTGCGCGGCAGAAAAGGCATCTCAAAGAAACTAAGCGAGGAGCGAGATTAGCGCTTTTAGTTGGTGCTGTGACAGAGGCGCCGTAGGTTGGGGGTTCGTGGACATTCTTTCGACGTAAAACGTGGGAAAACTTTTGCGAAAAAAAAAAGATTGGGTTTAGTTTGGAACTGGCTGTTCTGCATACTTTTTTTTTTCGCAAAAGGAGGAGCCGGAGCTCGAGAGAGCCGCGGCAATTTACAGAGCCGCGGGCCGCGGCGGTTTCGCGGCAACACTTTGCCGCGAGCCGCGGCCGGTTCGGCGGGACCGAGGGCCGGAGGCCCAGCGGAGCCGGAGCAAAGGAGCGCTGAATAAGAATTGGCCTTAGCGTACAAGAGGCTTAGCGCGACGGCGGAGGCAAGCGCTTGTATGGTCTGCGTAGTTTGCGAAGGTTTAGAGTAGATGAGGTTTTAGACGTAACCTAAGGCAGAGCGGTCAGGCGGTTTAAGGTCCAAAATTCAAGGGTAGAACCGGAGAAAAAGTGATTAGGCTGCCTCGCGTACCTTTAAGGCCACCGCTTCGGAATAGTCATAATTAAAAAAAACCACTACACGACGGCAGCAAAAGCAGCTAAAAAGTCTAAAATCGTGAGGGTAGTCTAAGAGGTCTAAGAGGTCTAAATCATGGAGGATGTCAAAATCACAATCAAAGCCAAGAATACCACAG